GTCATCGCGATCTTCGCAACGTCTCGCGGGTCGACGTTGTCTTCGTCGCCAAATGCTTTTTCCCATTCGGCATCGGTCACGCCGGACATGAGAAATTGCCGCTCACTTGATGTGAGATAGGGGAAGACGTTTTGAATGAGTCCGCCATTCTGCCAAGCGTCGATGTCTGCTTGTGCGACGGGTAGGTCCATTGTGTGCCACTCGTCGGTGAGCACGCTCTTCTTTCGAATCAACATTGATTGCCTTTCTGTGTGTGAGATTAGATTATGCCCTATTTTTCTGTCGCGTTCGGCGGGCGGCTGCGATTATTCCAATCGCGTCGACCGCATGTGGTGCAAATGCGCCAATTGCTCTCGCCACTCTCCCACATCCACGAGTGTGCGCGCCCGACTTTTCCTTCGGGATCACCGGCAACGGTGCAGTTGTTCTCGTCGTTGTCTGGGCGTAGGTGTGCTAGGTCGCTCATGAGTATCGAGCCTCTTGCTGTTCGTTGACGGTCTTTTGCATTTCGAGCAACTCGATGTCGCGATAGACCGATTGCAGAATGTCGTGCAACGCTTTACCGTGCTGCGGTGAACCGCTCACGGTGGCGTGTGACATCGCACCGAAGAGGGTTGCGGCGAACCCTTTCTTTTGCATGATGCGCTCGTCTAAGTCGCTGCGTTGCCGCTCTTCTTTCATTGACGCGAAACTCATGCCGCTTCTGCCACCTGTGGATGAATGTCGATCACGATAGCAAGATACTTCTTCACCTGTCTATCCCACACGAGCGCAGGCACGACGCCGTTGTTCACCTCTGCGATGATTGCGCTCGCGGCAGCGATCACTACCGGATCACCCAGGCATAACAGCCAGTCGTTCGGCTTGAAGCCGCGTAGCTTCTCGCGCATCTTCATGATCGAGAGTTGCGGCGAGATCAACACCGGGCCGGATGGTAGGAGCACGTCGAGCGTGCCGAATTCGCGGGCCGCTGTCAGATCGTACTTATACACAAGCTCGTTGTAGACGTTGCGACGCATCGGATTCTGCGTGATGTAGACTTTGCCGGTTTTCATGGTGTGCCCTTTCTGGGACGGGTAGGAGTTGTTGATTATAGTTGAGAGGTGTTGATTCATGTCCATACGTGCGCAATCGCGTTTTGTAGGACTACTTCGCTGACATCCTGGGCGGACTTCAAACAGCGGACAACTTCTTCGTCGACGGTGTGTTGCGCGATCAGATCGTATACCTGCACCGTGCTCGCGCCGTCTGTTCTCGCGAGTCGGCTGATTGCCTGCAACCGCTCAAGATACGAATAGTCGTTACTGTAGAACACCATGTAAGAGGCGACGCCTTGTAAGCCGTCGAGCCCGGTGCCGCCTGACTTCTGCTGACCTACAAAGAAGCGACACGCGGCATCGTCGATGAACCGGCGCTTACTCGCGTCCTTCTCGCCCGATGTCATGCGCCCGTGATACTGAGTCACAGCCGCGTAACCGTAGACGCTTTCGAGCGTGTCGACGACGGTGTCGATCTCCGCAGAAAAGCGGCACCAGATCACGAGCTTCTCGCCTTCGCACTCCTGGGCGATTGCCAGGAGGTGCAGCACCTTCGGGTTTTCGTCCACGGGTGTGATGTGCTGGGCCTGCGGATCGTCGTCGCTGGGTGCAAAACCGCCCACAACCTGCGCGAGCCGAATGGCTAAGGCAAGCGCACCTTCGGCGGTGAGTTGCCCGCCTGGGGCCTGTGTGACTCCCCATCGAATCAACTCTTCATAGAGCGTCTGTTGATGCGGGTGCAGCGTCACGTAACGCGGGTCTTCGTTGACGATAGGCTCGGTGCCGTTGACATCGGCCAGCGAGAGAAACGCCGACATGCGTTCAAGCCGCTTGCGTAAGTCGCCGAGATTGCGATAGATAGGCCGGTCGAGATCGTCCTTCGCAACGATGGCAGGATAGATCGGATTGCCTTGCCTGTCGTGGCGCAAGCGTCCCTTCGCGTCGAGACTCTTCGTGATGTGCTGCACGAGCGGATTGTGCGGCGCGAGCATCAGCGCATAAGTCGACTTGAACGAAGCGAGCGATGCATGGCCTAAGCACGCATCAGCCATCAGTTCGAATTGCCCCCATGCAGAGAACGGATTTTGACGCAAGAGCGTGCCCGTTCCGATGCGCTTCACGCGGGCCATTCGCATCACCGGCTTGATTGCCTTGTAGATGTCGCTCTTCGGGTTGCTTGTGCGGTGGCTCTCGTCGTCGTCGCACATATAGCGCTTCACGCTTTGCAGTAGCGCGACGATCTTTTTCCCTCGTGGTGTTTGCAGTGCGTCGAAGCTCATTGTGAGAATGAGCATCGTGTCATCCTTCGGTGTTGCCAACACGATGCGCTCAAGTTGCGCGTAGGCTGTCTTGCTCATTTTCGAAAAATAATTACAGCACAGGGACGGTACTGCACAGTGTTTCGGCACAGCTTCTTCGATCCACTGCCGGTCGACACCGTCGGGTGAGATCACGAGCAACGCGTCGATGCGTCCGGCGAGAAAGTTGAGCGCAGCGGTATCGAGTCCGAGCTTGCTCTTGCCCGTGCCTGGGCGGCACAGGAATGCGAGCATCGGTCTATCCCACGTTGTTTCGATCACCTCACGCTGCTTGCCGCGTGGCTCGGTCTTGTACTTAAACTTCGCAGGGAATGGCGTCGGCAGCAATGACAGCATGAGGTGCTTTCTTCGGGTAGTGAAAGGCGCGCATCTGCACCGGAGTCATCCAACGTGTGTTCTCTGGCGTGTAGTGCTTCATCTTGTCCATGCGACACAGTCGCGTGTTCTTTGGACGCGTGCCCATGTCGACGCAGAAGTTCTCGAATGTCTGCCAGCGTTCGCACACTCTGATGCCCAGGGCACCGGCTGATTTATAGGCCGAGTGACTTCTGTTGGTGGTGCTGTAAATCATTCGCTGCCAGATGAAGTACAGCGGGTGCTTCGATATGCCGCCCTTCTTGTGCTTCTTCGAACAACCGCATGACTTGATTTTCTCGATGCGTAGGTAACGTCCTTGAATGACTTTGAATGTGCCGCACGTGCATTCACAAAGAAATGCGCGATTGCTGCCGATGTTCTCTGCACGGCGAATCACCGTGAGCTTGCCGATTCGTGTTCCGTTGGGTATGTCTACAGCGCGCACGTCGTAAGATGTGGAGTTGTTAGGCCAAGCATTAGGCCATGTGCTAGGAGATGTTGAGGTCATGTCAATGCAACGTCAGCGGGTGTGCATTGAGCACGAGAAACTCGTCGAGGCGTGCTTCGACTTCTTCAAGTTGCGGTGTCTTCGTGTGCCAGCTTTTTATCTGACGCATGAACACTCGGCGCATCTTGCCGGTGAGGTACGCGGTAACGTGATTTTCTTTGTCGACAACTTCGATGCCTTCACTGTGAAGGGCTCCGCTGCCGGTGAGAGCACACACGATGTAGTGCTCGTTCTCGAATAAACATTTGAGTTCCATTTCTGTCCTTTCTGGGTTTCGAATGGCTGACTGTAGCACAGAACCGGACTGATGAGGTGATTTTGCAATCCTGAAAATTAGGTGTAGAATCGACCTCCCAGCCTAAGCGCTGCCCCATCAGTATACCCAGAAAGGTCTTAGAAAGATGCCTGCCCTTGATGGCATAACTAACTCCATTGTCCTAGCAGAATTGTTCAAAGGACTCGGACCAGAAGAGAGAGCAATTCTCTGTTCTGTGCGCGGCAACCCTAGCGAAGCATCACCGATGTCATGGAGTCCTATCCCGTGGCGCGGCGGCGCATGTCCACTACATCATGACCGCAACAACTATGTCGCCATCAGTTCGTTTCGCGAAGTCGAAGGCCGCTTCAAGCGACGCATAGCGCAGTTTAGTCGAACGTGGTGCATCATGATTGATGATGTCAATACGAAGATCGACTATGACGCACTGCCGAAATCAGTGATGCCTACGCTAGTCGTTGAGACATCACCGGGCAATTTCCAATTCACTTATTTTCTCGACGAGCCGCAGACTAACGCGGATCACGTCGCTGACGCCATACGCGCCATTATCGAGAAGCTCACTGGCGGCGGCGTCGACCCAGGCATGGCCGGTGTCACGCGTGTGCTGCGCTTGCCTGAAGGCATCAACGGCAAGCCGCGTGACGGTGGACCGTGGCAATGCAAGGTGTGGCGGTGGCGTCCTGAAGTGCGCACGTCGTGGCAAGCATTGCGTGAAGAGTTCCATCTCTCTGAGCGCTATCGCAACTATGTCGAGCCGAATGACGGTGTGACGCAAGAGCGCATCCGATGCTTCAAGATCATGCGCGACGCAATTAAATTCCTGGGCCTTGTGAAGCACGCAACCGGCGGCGGTTGGATGGACATCACTTGCCCGTGGATCGAACACCACACCGCACGAGCGAACACCGGCACTGCCGTTGCACCGCCGATGAAGGCCAATGGATACATGGGCGGCTTCAAGTGCCATCACGGGCACTGTGAGGCTAAGAATTGGGGCGACTTAGAAACCTGGGTCGCTGATGAAGTCATTAGACAAGGCGAGCGCAGGCGCGGGCCTTTCTATGGAGAGAACGCATGAATCCGGACGATCTCAATGACATGGACGAACCAGCACGACGAGAGAAAGAACGACGAGAGAAAGCACAACCGAAAGAAAAACGCATCAAGGTCACTGCGCCTGATCTTACGGATCACGCGACAGCCGATGGTCTGGGTGTACTAGACACTGACCTCAAACACGCATTCATCAGCAAGTACGGTCACTTGTTTTGTAGAGATGACACTGACAAGGGCTCAGAGCTTTATGTGTACGATACAGAAACAGGTACATGGACAAATGATGATGTGAGAGGCACGATCAGTGCGTATGTGTCGACGATGTCGAAAGACATTATTCGAGATGAGTACGCTGCATTGAGTGCACAACTTCAAACAGCGACACCGGAAGAGAGAGATCGTCTCACGCGTGAGCACACACATCTAGGCAAGCTGATTCAACGATGGGGCAAAGCCAATACGATAGCCGCAATTGCGACGATGGTCTATAACCATCTGAAGACATTGCATTCATCTAAGCGAGTCACCATGAATCACAATCCATTGATATTGAATTGTGCTAATGGTGTGTTGGACCTTCGCACAGGTGAGTTACGTTGGCAGAAGCCATCGGATTATTTGACGAAGAGCACAGGCACCGTCTACGTGCCTGATGTCGATTACTCGTGGTGGGAGAAAGTAGTTCGACAGATTTGCGATGAGCAAGACGATATGTATGAGTTCTTGCATCAATGGATAGGCTACAGTCTTACCGGGTTGCGTAGAGATCACGGCATCATGATGATGGTAGGCAAGGGACGTAACGGTAAGAGCTTATTCATTGACGCAATAGCAAAGGCACTCGGCGCTTATGCATTCAAGTTGCCGCGTGGATTCGTTGACGGCAAGGCCAATGCAGACAACAACGAACAATATGCAATGGCAGGCTTGAACGGTGTTCGCTTTGCACATGGCTCTGAGACATCCGAAGGCGTCGATCTCAAGGCGGGCACGATCAAGGCAATCACTGGCGATGACACCATATCGGCACGTCACTCGCACAAAGACTTGAAGACATTCGAGGTCACTCACAAGATCACGGTTGCAACTAATCATAGGCCGGGCATACCGGCTGAAGACGATGCGATGTGGGCGCGTTTGTTTTTGTTTCCCACACCGGCACGCTTTGGTCCGCAAGATGAAGTCGACAACGGTGAGGCAAGGTATGTATGGGATCAACAATTGCTAGAGAAGTGCAAGACACCGGAGGGACGATCAGCGCTGTTGTTCTGGGCAGCGAAAGGCACAGTGAAGTATTTAGACAAGGGGCTCAAAGTACCGCAGACAGTGAAGAAACAAGTTGCGCTACACCGTAAGAACATGGACATCGTCGGCGCGTTCATTCAGGATTGCACTGAGTACATCGGAAAGGCAGAGATCGAGACGCTAGAGTCGTTCACTGGATCAGGCGGAAGTGCAGAAAAGCGTGCGACATGGAAAGCCATGAAGCCTTCTCAGAAGTGCGAAGTCGAGTGTGTGTTGTTCTGGAAGACCTATGTTCTATGGTGCAAGACAAACGGCGTTAACTACTCGAAGAATAAAATCAAGTTCGGTGAGTATCTCGCAAACACCGGACGCATGTGGACCGATGAATTCAGCGAAGAAGTGAAGATGCCGCCCATGCGCGCAGAAGATAGCGGCGTGCGCAGATGGCGTTGGGTCAGGCTCACAAAGCTCGGATCACAGCTATACGACGAGGCTCGCGGTCCAAGCGAGTACGACCGTCGCACTACGATGTGAGCCAATGGGCCGCAAAATCAGAGCAAAACACCGAGCAAAAATGCAAACATGCAAAGTTAACCCCTGTTTGGGGTTATCACTCCTAGAGAGTCTCCATAGAGAGATAACCTGAAAACAGGGTTAAGAGTGCATTTTTGCATTTTTGCTTTGGATCGGACAGCTTTAAGGATGGGCTGAGTTGTGTCGATCTCCGGTGTTGCTCGCTTGACAATCGTCGATGCGTCGTATACTTCTGTCGGTGTTGCCTATGCTGAAACAGCGACTTACAGCGAATCATGAGTGATGAAACAGAACAACCCGAAGACGAAGACCGCTCGCAAGGGTGGAACTTTCGCGGACACAAACCCGAGAACTCGGGCCGGAAGAAGGGTGTGCAAAACAAAGTGACTCGCGAGTTCAAGAGCATTGTTCAAGACTTGATCGACGAAAACGCCGACAACGTGAAGGTGTGGCTTGATCGTGTCGCTCACGGTGTGCCGGGTGAATATCTGGATCGACCCGAAGGCGGGCGCGATGTCGTGCGGCACCCTATCGCGGCGGACCCTGCGCGGGCTGTAGACCTCCTGGGCAGGCTCGCCGAGTACGTTGCCCCCAAACTCACGCGAACAGAGGTCACAGGCCCAGGCGGACAGCCTCTTGCCCCTCCGGTGTTGCGCGTGACCATCGAGGGCAAGCCCGGTGAGTCAGAACCCGAGTCCTGATCTCGGCTCGATTCTGCGATTGCAGTACAAGCAAGGGCTCGCGTTCTTATCGAAGGCGACTGAGCTTCTCTATGGCGGTGCGGCGGGCGGCGGCAAGAGTTACTTGTTACGCGTCGCGGCGATTGCGTGGTGTGTGTTGATACCTGGGCTTCAGGTCTACATATTCCGTCGCACGTTTCCAGACTTGCACAAAAACCACATGGAGGGACCGACATCGTTCCCTCTTTTGCTTGCTGGGTGGATTCTTTTTCGATGGGTGAAGATCAACTATCAAGAGGGCTTGATACGTTTCTATAACGGCTCGGTTATTCATCTGTGTCACTGCCAATACGAGCACAACGTCTATAACTATCAAGGCGCAGAGATACACGTTCTATTAATCGACGAGATTACACACTGGACCGAGCCGATGTATACCTATCTACGCGGACGCGTGCGCATGGTGGGCATCGTTGTCCCGCCTGAGTATGCAGAGTTGTTCCCGCGTGTTGTGGTCAGTGGCAACCCAGGCGGCATCGGTCACAATTGGGTCAAGGCTTCTTTCATAGACAACGTCGCACCGTTCGCAATCAGGCAGATGGAAGAAGAAGATGGGGGCATGCGGCGCGCATTCATACCGGCGAAGCTCGCAGACAATCCCGCTCTTCTCAAGGCCGATCCGATGTATAGGGCAAGGCTCGCGGGCCTGGGCTCGCCTGCGCTCGTGCGTGCGATGCTCGAAGGCGATTGGGACATCGTTGCCGGTGGCATGTTCGATGATGTGTGGCGTCGTGACATTCACATCATCGAGCCCTTCGCTATTCCGCCATCATGGATGATTGATCGTGCATTCGATTGGGGATCGAGTAAGCCCTTCTCTGTTGGATGGTGGGCAGAGAGCGACGGCACCGAGTGCTATCTCGCAACGGGCAAGCGTTGGTCATTCCCGCGTGGCACACTGTTTCGCGTGCATGAATGGTACGGGTGGAACGGCAAGCCTAATCAGGGCATGCGGCTGTCAGATCGGACCATCGGGCAAGGCATCATCGAACGACAGAAAGAGTGGGGCATGCACATGCGGTGTGCGCCTGGGCCTGCGGACAGCAGCATCTTCGACGAGATCAACGGCGACAGTCCTGCGAAGCAACAGGCAGCGCTCGGCGTGTATTGGACGAAGGCCGACAAGACACCGGGCTCGCGCAAACGTCGATGGGCACTGATGCGCGGTCGACTCGCAGCGTCACTCAAGCCGCGCATGGAAGACGCAGGCTTGTTCATTTTCAACACGTGCCCGCATTTCGCACGAACGATACCTGTGTTGCCGCGTCTTGAGCGTGATCCGGACGACATCGACACTGATGCAGAAGATCACGTCGCAGACGAAGCGGGCTATCGCCTGTTGAAGACAGCGAGCGACGCGATGACGATCAACATGGGATTCAGCACCAACGGTTAAAGGAGAAAGCTATGCTATCAGCCGATCAACGAGCGTTATTGTCCGAGTGCAAAGAGTTCATGGAGAGCGTACACGCGGGCGAGTGGGGCGGGCGTCCTGAGTGGCGCGATGTGCTCACGCAGCGCATCACAGGCACGCTCACAGCGGACGATCAGCAGCAAGAGATGATCGGCGGGCTGCGCGGTGCGCTCACACGTTGGCTGTCGAAGAGCAAGGGCTGACATCATGGCATCACTCACAACCGGCATCGTTGCTGATGTCTCATTCAATCGCGTTCCCGAAGCAATCAAAGAGCGTTGGTCTGTCGTGCGTGATGTCGTGTCCGGCGACAATGAATTACGCAGCGGCACATATTTGCCGCAACTCAATGCCACTGATGCGAGCGTAGAGAACATAGCGCGCAATGCCGCCTATCGCGTGCGTGCGGTGTGGTATCCCGCAACGCAATTCACGCTCGAAGGGCTTGTCGGCTTAGCCTTTCATCGTGACCCTGTGACGAAGCTACCGACACAACTTGAGTATTTGCTCAAGGATTGCGATGGGATGGGCGTGTCACTCTATCAGCAGTCGCAAGCGACATTGAACAACAATCTCGCAGTCGGTCGACACGGTTTGTTTGTCGATTGGTCAGAGGCATCGGGGCATCCGGTCATCAAGGCATATCACGCAGAGAGCATCATCAATTGGCGATACGACATCGTCGATGGCAAGGCGACGTTGTGCATGGTGGTGCTCGAAGAAGAAGCCGAAGAAGAAGATGGCGAGTGGGGCATCTTGCTCGTGAAGCAGTGGCGCGAGATCACGCTCAACGATGCGGGCAACGTGCAAGTGCGCCTATGGCGCGAAGACACAGGCGCGGCGAAGACGAAGCGTCTCGTGTCGCTGGGTGTCGTCAAGAATATGGCGACGGGTGATGAAACGCAGATCGAGGCAGTCGAATTGCGCAGCCGTGGCAAGGTGCTCACTGAAATTCCCTTCACGTTCATAGGCAGCAACAACAATGATGCGAGCATTGATCCGTCACCTCTTTATGGATTGGCGCAGCTTAACTTGGCCCATTTTCGTAATAGTGCGGATTACGAAGACAGCGTTTTCTTCTGCGGGCAAGTGCAACCGTGGATCAGCGGACTAACCGAGCAATGGCGCGACTTCATGCAGAACCCTTATGTGCTCGACTCCAACGGCGAGCGACGCTACACCGGACAGAAGATGTATATCGGCTCACGCAGCCCGATCCTACTGCCGCAAGGCGCACAATTCGGCATCGCACAGGCTGAGCCCAACATGCTCGCGAAAGAAGCGATGGAGCACAAAGAAGCGCAGATGGTTGCAGCCGGTGCGCGCATGATCGAGGCGACGAAGGGCAACAAGACCGCGACAGGTGAAGACAATGATCGAGAGGCGACGACATCGGTGTTGGCCTTGTGTGTGTCGAACGTGTCCGAAGCATATCAGCGGGCCATAGGCTTTTGCGCGATGTTCATGGACATGCCAGAGAAGGCAGAAGGCTATGATGACGCGTTTAAGATACAGCAAGACTTCGTCCGACTACAGGCGAACCCGCAACTCATGGCAGAACTCACGAAGGCATGGCAAAGCGGTCTTCTGGCGAAGAACGATGTGCGCGATTTCTTCCGTCGTCTTGGCCTTATTGCTACTGAGCGCAGTAACGAAGACATCGACAAGGATGTTGAAGAAGAAGAACCGCTCGGGACGATGGGCCTGCCAGCGGTCCCAGGTGCCCCAGGCGTGACGCCACCGGCCCTAGCAGCGGCGGCGGCAGCGTCGGCGGCGAACGGTGCGCCTGCGGCCCCAGGCAAGGCCCCAGCGGTGCCGATCCAGATCAAGCCCCAGGACGAGCGGCGGGCGAAGGCTCGGGCGCGG